ATCAATAGCAACGATTTAGCCACGACAGTTAACGCGGCATCAACTAATAGTTGGTCGATACCAACTAGCGGAAGTTTGTACAACGGTTTAAAATTCGGTATAACTTATTATACTACTATGTGGGCTCATAATTCTAGTCAAAACTTAACAGTATTAAGTGGCACAACACAATGGAAATTTACCATGAGTATCTTGCATGCTACCCCGACAGCAAGTGTTTCGGGGCAAACAATTACAATGAACGCTAATATAACAGATAATGGTTTAGGATCTAACCCAGCTACTGGAGCAACGTCTAATATAATAGCCAAAGGTTTCGTATACTCAACAACAAATGCAGCGCCATTGGTTGGACAAAGTGGGACTTCTGGAAGCTCAATAAATCCAAACGTATCTGGTTTTGGTAATGAAGGAGCATATAGTATTAGTGTTTCAAATCTATCAGCTGGTACTTACAATATTAGAGCTTACGCTAGAAAAACAGATATTAACAGCGGTCCAGTTACCGCCTTTACCTCTTACTACTACAGTTCAACAATTCAAGTTACTGTAGCAGCTGCGAGAACAATGTACTCAACGACTCTTGTATACGCTAAGCCTAACTTTGCTTGTAATCAATCTGAAGACAACTCTGCTAAGTGGTACAGTACTAGTCCACCAGCAGTTAACACGGTTGTGTATACGTCCCAAACGGGTTCTGGCGTTATAGCCTCTGGTCATTATGGCTACGCAGACGGACAAGTATCATCAAATAGAAAAATAACAGTAGGTGCAAATGGCGTAATAACCGCTCATAGCAACTGTTAGGGACAATAGCTCTTTAATAATAGAGTAAAGTGTGTAATAATATAAAAAGATAATAACTTAAATTAAATCAAATTATGGCAAAAGAAAAATTAGTTGATCTAGCTCCAAAAGCAGAGAAGATCACAGACGAACAATTAAAAGAACTACAAGGTCTCATTGGGCAGATTAATCAAGCTCAAATGAACGTTGGTCAACTTGAAACTCAAAAAGCAGGTGTAATGGCTGGTATTGGTGACTTGCAGATGAAATTAAAGTCAATGCAAGATTCTCTTGAAGAAGAGTATGGTAAGGTAACTGTCAACATACAAGATGGTTCTATTAAAGATATAGAAGATGCACCTGATACGAAAAATTAGTATAGGTAAAGATTATAAAAATGAAGCTATGCATTACTCCGTGGGCCAAGAGGTCTACGGAGGGCATACCATATCTGACATACTAGAGGAAGACGATAAATATAGAATATATATTACTAAAAACAAAGAGGTGTTACCTTGGAAGGATTTTAATAAGAACATGGCTATAGCTGTTGAATTTAACCTAGAGTATTAATGAGAGGTATAAACAACTTTATAATCAAACCAATAAAATCCAGATACACCAACACTAAAGACATAGATGGTACGGATCTTATACTTAACACAGATAACTACAATCACAGGTATGTTAGCAAGGAAGCTATAGTTATAGCGATACCAACTAGCACGCCAACAGATATTAAAGTAGGTGATAAAGTGATAACACATCATAACGTTTTTAGAAGATGGAAAGATATTAGAGGTGTTGAAAAGAATAGCAAGAGTTTTTTTAAAGACGACTTGTGGTTTGTACACCCTGATCAAATATTCTTATATAAGAATAAAGACAAATGGAAAGCTACAGATACTTTTTGCTTTGTCAAGCCAATTGAATTAAATGATATTTATAGTAATGATAAAGAACGACCTCTTATTGGTGTTCTTAAATATGCTGATAAAACGCTAGAAAGCTTTGGATTAAAAGCTGGTGATTTAGTTGGACACAAACCTAACACAGAGTATGAGTGCATAGTAGATGGTGAACGACTGTATAGAATATTTAGCAAATCAATTACAAACAAATATGAATATCAAGGAGACGAAAAAGAATATAATCCAAGCTGGGCACATAGCGGTTGAGGAGCTTATAAAAGTTGCTAAAGAAGCTATAGTAGATTCGGATGAAGATATAAGTGCTGATAGATTAAAGAATGCAGCTGCTACAAAAAAACTAGCTATATTTGATGCGTTTGAAATTCTAAACAGGATACAAGAGGAAGAGGACATGTTAAACAACAAGCCTAAAGAAGAGGTTGAGGAAACTTCTTTTGGAGGTTTTGCTGAAAGAAAATCTAAATAATGTATCAACAAGTTCTATATAAGGTCGTTAAAGACCATGTTAAGACTAATACTATAAATAGACTTAATAAGTCTAAGAAATGGAAGTATGGTTATAACAAAGAGCATGATCTAGTTGTTATATCTAAAACTGGGCAAATAGGTGAGATATACGAGATACAAAATTTTAAAATAGCTCTACCAAAAGAAAATAATGTCCATAAGTTTGAAAACAACAAATGGAATGTAACACCTTATCCGAAAGAGTTACAAAGAATAAAAACTATATTTGATTGGAAAAATTATCCAGATGATTTCAAAAGAAAGTATATAGAATACATAGAGTATGAGTTTACAAAAAGAGATGAAGGTTTTTGGTACGTTAACAAAGGTTTACCTACTTATATTACTGGCACTCACTATATGTACTTGCAGTGGTCAAAGATTGATGTTGGGCAACCAGACTTTAGAGAAGCAAATAGAATATTCTACATATTCTGGGAAGCTTGCAAAGCAGATACAAGATGTTACGGAATGTGTTACCTTAAAAACAGAAGATCTGGATTCTCTTTCATGGCTTCTGGGGAAGCAGTTAACCAAGCCACAATATCATCTGATGCTAGATTCGGTATCTTATCAAAGTCAGGACCAGATGCTAAAAAAATGTTTACCGACAAAGTTGTACCAATATCCGTTAATTACCCGTTTTTCTTTAAACCAATACAAGACGGTATGGATAGGCCAAAAACAGAGCTCGCTTATAGAGTTCCCGCTAGTAAGCTTACAAGACGGAGTATTGTTAGTACCGATAAACCAGATGAGCTTGAAGGTCTTGACACAACAATAGATTGGAAGAACACAGGTGACAACAGTTATGATGGTGAGAAACTAAAGTTATTAGTACATGATGAATCAGGTAAGTGGGAAAGACCTAATAACATATTAAACAACTGGAGAGTTACAAAAACAACACTACGATTAGGTAGTAGAGTCATTGGTAAGTGTATGATGGGATCAACATCAAATGCTTTAGACAAGGGAGGTGATAACTTTAAAAGATTATACAATGCTTCAGATGTTACTAAAAGAAACAGAAATGGACAAACAAGCTCAGGACTCTATAGTCTGTTCATTCCTATGGAGTGGAATTACGAAGGATTCATTGATTCTTTTGGGATGCCTGTCTTCGATACACCTGAAACAGAAACTACTGGACCTTACGGCGAGACAATCGACATCGGTATACTCGAGCACTGGAATAATGAGGCAGATGGATTAAAAGATGATGGTGACGCTTTAAATGAGTTTTATCGTCAATTTCCAAGAACAACAGAGCACGCTTTTAGAGATGAAACAAAAAATAGTATATTTAACTTAGCTAAGATATACGAGCAAATAGATTACAATGAAGGAACTGGAGTTAGCAACAGTCTTACTCAAGGAAACTTTCAGTGGGTAAATGGAGTAAAAGATTCAAAAGTTATTTTTTACCCAGATGCTAAAGGTAGGTTTAAGGTATCTTGGACACCTCCAGTACACTTACAAAACAACATAGTAATAAGAAATGGTTTTAAAAAACCAGGTAACGAGCACATGGGTGCTTTTGGTTGTGATAGTTATGATATATCAGGAACTGTAGATGGTAAAGGATCTAAAGGTGCTTTACATGGGTTAACAAAGTTTTCAATGGAAAACTGTCCACCTAATAGTTTCTTTTTAGAATACGTAGCTAGACCACAAACCGCAGATATATTCTTTGAGGATGTTTTAATGGCATTAGTTTTTTATGGTATGCCAATATTAGCAGAGAATAACAAACCAAGATTGTTGTACTACTTGAGAAGAAGAGGTTATAGAGGTTTCAGTATGAATAGACCTGATAAAATTTGGAACAAGTTATCTGTAGCAGAAAAAGAAGTTGGTGGTATACCTAATTCAAGTGAAGATATAAAACAAGCTCACGCAGCTGCAATTGAAATGTACATACAAAATCACGTTGGTCATATGGGTGAAGGAAGGTATGGTGATATGTATTTTTTAGAAACCTTACAAGATTGGGCTAAGTTTGATATAAATAAAAGAACAGCTTTTGATGCTGCTATAAGTTCTGGTCTAGCCGTAATGGCTTGCAACAGGCATTTATATGCACCAAATGCTAAAGTTCAAAAAGAAAAACTAAATATAAGTATCGCAAAATATAAACAAAGAGGAATGTACTCAAAATTAATACAAGAATAATATGGCTAATTCATTTTCAAAAGGTTATTTCCCTAGTCAAGTTGCTAGCGACCAAGAAAAGGTCACGTACGATTATGGACTTAAGGTTGCTAAAGCAATTGAAGACGAATGGTTTAAACGTGATAACAGTGGTTATAGATTCTCTAGCCATCAAAATAGTTTTCATAAATTAAGGCTATACGCTAGAGGTGAGCAGTCTATACAGAAATACAAAAACGAATTATCTATAAACGGTGATTTATCTTACTTGAACTTAGATTGGACGCCAGTCCCAATAATACCTAAATTTGTAGATATAGTTGTTAACGGTATATCTGAAAGAACATATGACATTAAAGCATACTCTCAAGATCCTTACGGTGTAAGTAAGAGGACGAAGTATATGGAAGGTATAATAAGAGACCTTAAAACTAAAGAGCTTAATGAGTTTGCAGAGCAAGCGTTTGGAGTTAATCTGTTTACAAATTCACCAGCTAAACTACCAGACTCAGAAGAAGAACTAGCTTTACACATGCAACTTAGTTATAAGCAATCTGTTGAGTTAGCAGAAGAGCAAGCTATAAACGTTTTATTTGACGGTAACAGATATGAACTTACTAAGAAAAGATTTTACTACGATATAACTGTATTAGGTATTGGAGCTGTTAAATGTAACTTTGATACATCAAGAGGTGTTTCAGTAGAATACGTTGACCCTGCTAACTTAGTTTATTCTTATACAGAAAACCCTTACTTTGAAGATATATATTATGTTGGAGAAGTTAAGACACTACCTATAAACGAATTAGTTAAACAATTCCCTACACTAACTCAAGAAGATCTAGAAGAGATATCGTCTCAGAGTTATAATAAAATGGGTTACTTTAATAAAAACATCGGAAGCGCTGAAGAACCTGACAAAAATCAAGTTCAAGTATTATACTTTAACTATAAGACTTATGCTAATGAAGTTTACAAAGTAAAAGAAACAGCTACAGGTGCTAGCAAGGTTATAATAAAAGACGATACATTTAACCCTCAACAAGATCAAATGTTGGAGGCTAAGTACGGTAAGATGTCTAGATCTATAGAGGTTTTATACGAAGGAGCTTTGATACTTGGTAGCGAAAAACTACTTAAATGGGAACTTGCTAAAAACATGATGAGACCTAAAAGTGACTTTACTAAGGTTAAAATGAACTATAGTATTGTTGCACCTAGAATGTATAAAGGTAAGATAGAGTCACTTGTAAGCAGGATAACTGGCTTTGCTGACATGATACAGCTTACGCATTTAAAACTACAACAGGTGTTGTCTAGAATGGTTCCTGATGGTATCTATTTAGATGCAGATGGACTTGCTGAGATTGATTTAGGTAATGGTACAAATTATAATCCACAAGAAGCATTAAATATGTTCTTTCAGACGGGATCTATAATAGGTAGGTCTATGACTGCTGATGGTGACATGAATCCAGGTAAGATACCTATTCAAGAAATACAGTCTGGTAATGGTGGTGCTAAAATGCAATCACTAATACAAACTTACAATTATTATCTACAAATGATAAGAGATGTAACTGGTCTTAATGAGGCTAGAGATGGTAGTATGCCAGATGCTAAATCACTAGTAGGTGTTCAGAAACTAGCAGCTGCTAATTCAAACACAGCAACTAGGCATATATTACAAGCTGGATTATTTTTAACAGCTGAAATGGCTGAGTGTTTATCTCTTAGAATATCTGATATTATAGAGTATTCACCAACAAAAGATGCTTTTATACAATCTATAGGAACTCATAATGTTGCTACGCTAGGTGAAATGAAAAACTTACATCTATATGATTTTGGTATATTCATTGAATTACAGCCTGACGACGAAGAAAGAGCTATGTTAGAGAATAACATACAGCAAGCTCTACAACAACAACTTATAGATTTAACTGATGCTATTGATCTAAGAGACATTAAAAATGTCAAACTAGCAAATCAATTGCTTAAAGTTAGAAGAAAAAAGAAACTTGAGTTAGATCAAAAAATGCAACAAGAAAATATACAAGCTCAAGCACAAGCAAACGCTCAAGCTCAACAAGTTGCTGCTCAAGCAGAAGTTCAAAAAGAACAAGCTTTAACACAAAGTAAAATTCAATTAGAACAAGCTAAAGCTGAAATGGCACAAGCTGCAATGCAAGCTGAAGCTATGATAAAAAAGCAACTAATGGATCACGAGTTCCAACTTAACATGCAGTTAAAGAAAATGGAGCTAGATACCGTTAGTGCTAAAGAAACACAAAAAGAAGATCGTAAAGATGATCGTACTAAAATACAAGCATCTCAACAATCTGAATTAATAGATCAAAGGGCTAAATCTTCCCCACCTAAAAACTTTGAATCTAAAGGAAACGATACACTTGGTGGTGGATTTGATTTAGGCTCTTTTGAACCTAGATAACTAACTATTTAATTATATTATATTATGGAAAACGAAAAAAGTTTAAAAGAGGAGTTGCCGACTACTCCTCCACCTGTACAAGCTCAAGGCGAAGAGGTGGTTAATGAACCGGTAAAAATTAAAAAACGTCCTAAACAATTAGTTAAAGACGAACCAGAAGTAATTAAAGTTAATTTAGATGAAGCTAAAAAGGTTGAAGAACCTGGCGACATTATAAAAGTTGACTTAAGAAAACCAGAAACCAAAGATGAAACTAAAGAAAATAACGCTGACGACAGCGGAGTGGTTGAACTCGTTGAAGATGCCAACACCTCACAAGAACAAGAAGAAGTACCAGAGGAAAACAAAACACAGGAAGAATCGCCTATACTAGAAGAGATAACAGATGAACAGCCTGTTGAAGAGAAACCAACACAAGAAGAAGTTGTAGAGGCAATTGCTGAAAAACAAGAGACTGGTGTTGAGTTACCTGAAAACATTCAAAAAGTTGTAGACTTTATGAACGACACTGGTGGATCATTAGAAGATTATGTAAAACTTAATACAGATTATGCATCGTTAGACGAGCAAGAGTTATTAAGGGAATACTACCAAAATACAAAACCTCACTTAACACAAGATGAGATTTCTTTCTTAATGGAAGATAACTTTTCTTTCGACGAAGAACAAGACGAAGAAAGAGAAGTAAAAAAGAAAAAGATAGCACTGAAAGAGCAAGTTGCGAGTGCTAAAAACCACCTAGACGGGTTAAAGTCTAAGTATTACGAAGAGATCAAAGCTGGAAGCAGGTTAGCGCCTGAGCAAAAGAAAGCAGTTGATTTTTTCAACCGATACACAGAAGAGCAAGCTGAGATCAAAAAGGTATCAGAAAGACAAGTAAATGCATTTCGATCAAAAACTAAAGAGGTTTTTAACGACAAGTTCAAAGGTTTTGAATATAACGTCGGTGAAAAGAAATACAGGTACAATGTCAAAAACGCTGAAGAGGTTAAAACAAGCCAAGGCGACATTAACAATTTTGTTAAGAAGTTTCTTAATAAAAATCAAGAAATGTCAGATGCTGCGGGTTATCACAAATCTTTATTCACAGCGATGAACCCTGATGCTGTTGCTAATCACTTTTATAACCAAGGTAAAGCCGATGCGTTAAAAGATAGTATGTCTAAAGCAAAGAATGTCGATATGGCACCTAGACAAGGACACACTGAAATTAAACAAGGTGGAACTACTTATAAAGTAATTAGTGGTACAGATACTAGTAAGCTTAGAATTAAAACAAGAAAATAAGTTTAACTAAATTAAAAAACAAAAATTATGGCTTTTATTAACCCTGCGCAAGGGGCGGAACTAAATCACGTAACTCCGGCTCCAGTGCAAAATTTATTCAACTCCAACTACCTAGCATTTGATAGTGCTTCTGGTGGTGGGACATTCGCAGCTCAGTTTTTACCTGAAATTTATGAGAAAGAAGTAGAGAGATACGGTAACCGTACTATTTCTGGTTTCTTAAAGATGGTAGGTGCTGAAATGCCTTTACAATCTGACCAAGTAATATGGTCTGAACAAGGAAGATTACACGTAGCTTATGATGCTGCTGAAAGCGGTGCTAGCACTGTTGAAGTATTAGATGCTTCTGCAAACACACTTACTCTACCTGCATCACACAACGTTAAGATACATGACTCGATCATTATATCTAACGCTGCTTCTACTAAAGTACTTAAAGCTTTAGTAATCGTTGTAAGTGGACAAACTGTTACAGTTGCTCCTTATACTCAGTCACATTTAGATGCGACGAATTCTGGACCTGTAGTATTTGTAGACAACGAGGATATCAAATTATTCGTTTACGGTACTGAGTACAAAAAAGGATCTAGTGGAATCTCTGGTTCTATGGATGCTTCTTTCACTCAGTTTAGCAACAGACCAACAATAATGAGAGACAGATACAAAGTTAATGGATCTGACACTGCTCAAATTGGTTGGGTTGAAGTTACTTCTGAAAACGGAGCTTCTGGTTTCTTATGGTACTTAAAATCTGAGCATGAAGCTCGTTTAAGATTTGAAGATCAAATGGAAATGGTAATGGTTGAAGGTGAACTTGCTGGCGCAAACTTTACAGGTGCTACTGATTTCGCTGTTCAAGGAACTCAAGGTTTATTCTCCGCAATAAACGAAAGAGGACTTGTATGGACTGGTACTGACTTTGATCAAGTATCTGGTACTGCTCCTTACCCACAAGCTGGTTTAGGTGAGTTTGATACTATATTACAAGAACTTGATAAGCAAGGTGCTATTGAAGAAAACATGATGTTCTTAGACAGAGCTACAGCTCTAGAAATTGACAACATGCTTGCAACTTCAAACTCTGCTTCTGCTGGTGGTTCTTCTTACGGTGTATTTAACAACGAAGAGGAAATGGCATTGAACTTAGGTTTCACAGGATTTAGAAGAGGTTCTTACGACTTCTACAAGTCTGACTGGAAATACCTAAACGATGCTACTACTAGAGGATTAGTTGGAGATATCGAAGGACTTATAGTTCCTGCTGGAACATCAACAGTATACGATCAATCAATGGGGAAAAATATTTCAAGACCATTCTTACACGTACGTTACAGAAAATCTGAAGCGGATGACAGAAAGATGAAATCTTGGATCACTGGATCTGTTGGAGGTAACTATACTTCTGATGCTGATGAGATGGTAGTAAACTTCTTATCTGAAAGATGTTTATGTGTACAAGCTGCGAATAACTTCGTATTGCTTAAAGCATAACAATTACTGTAATTCTTACCCTCGTATTTTATACGGGGGTAATTATTACTTTTATAAACTATTTAATTATATTATATTATGAAAAATGAATTCAAAGCGCCAGCAGACTGGCAAAGTAAAGATAGAACTTACCTTATAAAAGGTAAAGACACTCCGGTTGTAAATGTAATACCGGCTAAACACACAAGAAGAAAACCTTTATTATGGTTTGACCCAGAAAAAGGATATGAAAGAGAGTTAAGATATGCAACTAACCAAGCGTCTCCTTTTGTTGATGAACAAAACGGAACGGTTACCTTAGGTCATATAGCTCTTAGAAACGGATCCTTAACGGTTCCTGCTAGAAATAGAAATTTGCAACTTTTACTATCACTATACCATCCACTGAGAGACATTGTTTATCAAGAGTTTCAACCAGAGGCTATAGCGGTAAATCAAGTTGATTGGATTGAATTAGAAATGGAAGCTCTTAATTTAGCTGTTTCACTAGAAGTAGATGAGGCAGAAGCTATACTTAGAGTTGAACAAGGGAGTAAGGTTTCAAAACTATCTTCTAAAGAGATAAAAAGAGACTTGCTTTTATACGCTAAAAGAAATCCACAAACTTTTATACAACTAGCAAAAGATGATGACGTACAACTAAGAAACATAGGTATTAAAGCTGTTGAAGCAAAACTAATTAAACTGTCTAACGATCAAAGACACTTTACTTGGGTTAGCAGTAAGAAAAAACTATGTACTGTACCTTTTGAAGAACACCCATACTCAGCTTTAGCTGCATGGTTGAAAACAGACGAAGGTTTAGAAGTGCTTAAATCCATTGAAAAAAGATTAAAATAATAATCAATTTGTAGTAGCAGTCGCTCTACGGGGCGATTGCATACTATAAACAAAAACAAATTATGGTCAATATAGATAACGTATATCAAAAGGTTTTATCAATTGCAAATAAAGAACAGAGGGGTTATATAACACCTTTGGAATTTAACCTGCTAGCTAATCAAGCTCAACAAGATGTTTTTGAGCAATACTTCTATGACCTAGGTGCTTTTAGTAGAATTCCCGGTAATGATAGTACGTACTCTGACACGGTTGATTTGATTAAAGAAAAGATAGATGTATTTGAAAAATACAGACAACCTGTTACATTGGGAGCTTATGGTGCTGCCACTTTGCCAGATTACTACAGAATGGGTGAGCTATACTACTCATGTGCTGGTGGTTATGTTGAGGTTGAAAAGATAAATCAAAACGACATACACCATATTCAAAACTCACCACTAACTTCCCCTACGCTGAAAAGACCTGTTTACGTGAGAACGTCAGGATCTACAGAGATTAATAGAAATAGATCAATCCAAATTTATCCAACAACCATAGCATCAACTGCTACTGTTGTGTGTAACTATATAGCTAAACCAGCTACGGTATCTTGGGGTTACACTGTTGTAGACGAACAAGCGTTGTACAATGCTGGAATAACTACACATTTTGAGCTACATGATTCAGAAGAAAGTGAATTAGTTATTAAAATATTACAATTAGCTGGAATTATAATTAAGGATCCTGCTCTATATCAAATGGCTTCACAAGAAAACCAAATTAACGTACAACAAGAAAAACAATAAGATATGCCACTACTATTAGGAACTCATCAGCAATACTACGGGTCACAATCATTTACTGGAAATGGATCACAAACTGCGTTTGTTTTAACTTTCCCAAGTAACGACATAGGTTCCAACACTAACCCAACAATGCCACTTAGTTCTGGAGAGTTTACTATATACGTTAATGGAGCTACATACCTAGGTATAACCACTTACAGTGCTAATAATTATACCGTAACTTTTGCTGGTGCTCCTGCC